TCGGCTCCAGGGGAATAGATGCCGGTGTTGGTGTCGCCGCTCACGTACAGCCCCGGCGACGCAGCCGAGCCCGCGATGATGCCGAGCGCGCCGGTCATCACGTCGCCCGCCACATCCACGAATTCGCCGGCCTCGCTGCGCCAGGCCGTTCCATCCCACACCTTGAACACGTAGCGGCTGCTGCTGGTGTCGAGCCACTGTTCGCCCACGCTGTTACCGGCCGTGCCGCCCACTGCTGGCGACACGTTCGGCGCGGTGGTGCCGACATGCACAGGGCCAACCTTCACTAGGTTGCCGTTGCTGTCCTTGAAGAACAGGCCGGGGCTGGCGCTGTTGGTGTTCACACCCAGCTGGCCGTCCGACATGTTGCCGGGCACGGGGCGCTTGTTTGCGGTGCTCGAGCGCAGGTGCTGCAGTGCCATTCCTTAACGCCTCCTTGAGGCCGGAAATTATGGGTTCAGGCTAGCGGCAGTGTTCAGTAGGTCCCGTCGTCCAGATCAGCAGTGACGGCCACCGTGCCATCGCGATTTGGCAGCGTGATTGTGCGATCGGCGGTCGGATCTGCGCAGGTGAGCGTGGTCTCGAACCCGTCAGCTGTGGCGCCCTCGAACACGACGTTCACGCCAGTGCCGAGCTCCAGCGTGCCGGTCATGGTGCCGCCGGCCTTGGGCAGCGCCGCTGCGGCAAGGTCGTAGGCCGCCTTCACCGCAGTGGACGTGGCCGCCAGCACTGAACTGCTGGTGCTGGTGCTGTCGCTCAGCTGAACGATGCCGTTCAGCGAGGTGGTGGCTGATCGGATCGTCAGCGCTGGCGTGGTGGTGGCCGTGGCGACCGTGAGCGCCGCGGTGGAGCTGGTCACCGTAGTGACGGTGCCGGCGAAATCATCGCCCCACTGGAGGCCGGTTGCGGTGGCGCTGTTGGCGCGCAGCACCTGGCCGTTGGTGCCGACAGCCAGCTGGCTCAGGGCCGTGCCGCTTGAGGCAGCTAGCAGGTCGCCCTTGGTGTAGGAGCCGAAGCCGGTGCCGCCGCGGGTCGCCAGCAGCGTGCCGCTGGTGATGTTGGTGGCATTGCGGCATTCGTTCGATACCTCCTCGAGCGCAGCCTGCACGTTGGTGCTGCCGAGGCTGGCGGCCGGAGTGAACCCGACGTTCGAGGCAGTCTGCGCCACGTAGGTCGAGCTGACATCGATCTCGACCCAGTTGCTGCCGTTTGAGAGGATCAGGTCAGGCGGTGCCAGCGCTACAGCCGGAGCAGGGCTGACGCCCGTGCCGCCAGTCGAGACCACCACGTAGTAGCTCTCATTGATCTGCGAAGCTGCCGGCAGCGCATTGCCCACGCTGAGACCGACCGCCGTGCCCTCGGTGGTCACCGTGGCGATCTGGTTGGTGGTGGCGTTGTAGGTGCCTGCGAAGATCACCGAGCCCGCGCTGATGCCGATCGGCTGCCAGACGTTGCCGTCCCACATGAAGAACGACTTATCGAGCGGGTTCAGAAAGATCTGCCCGATGTAGTCGGCAGTAGGCAGAGATTCGCCCACCTTCGCCGTCGAATAGTTGGCCAGCTTCATGCCGGTGATCGCATCGTCGGCGATGTAGGCGGTGCCGAAGGTGCCGCTGTTGATCTTGCTGGTGTCAAGCGAGGGAACATCGCTGGCGCTGAGGAGTGCGCCGGCAGTGATGTGACCTTGCGCGTCCACCGTCAGCTTGGTGTAGGTGCCCGCGGTGGTGCTGTTGGTGTGGTTCAGCGTGCCGCTGGTCACCGACAGGCCGGTGCCGGGGATGATCGCGCCCTTGGCCACACTCGTGGCACTGGGCAGATCTGCTGCCGTCAGGGCGCGGAATGTTGGCTTTGCGTCAACGCCACTGGCCGGGCCAGCCCACACGTAATTGACGCCCTGCGTGTCAAGCCCGACCGTGATGCTGGCGGTGTAAGGGTCGGGGTAGGCGACCGCAAAGGTGAGCGGCGTCGAGTCGTTGAAGGTCAGCAGCGAGCCGAGGCTGGCCTGCCGCACCCAGCTGGTGCCGTCCCAGGTGTATTCGATCGCCGTGTTGGTGTTCAGGTACTGCTGGCCGATGAAAGCCCCAGCTCCTGATGGCGCGGCAGCCGCCACCACAGCGGCTGAGTTGTTGGCCAGCTTGACGGCCGACACGCTGCCTTCAAAGATCTTCCCTGTGGTCACGGCGCCCGTGCCGAGCTTCAGCTCGGTGATCGCGCCGCTTGCAATCGTGGTGGCGAACGACCCGGTGCCAGCACCCGTCACGTCACCCGTGAGGGTGATCGTCTGGTCGCCGGTGTTGGTGCCAGAGCTGGTGCCGCTGTGGGTGCCGGAGAAGGTGCCCGACTGCGTGGCGAGAGTGCCCAGTCCCAGCGTGCTGCGCTGGGTGGCAGCGTCGGCATCATCGAGCAGCGCGCGGCCGGCCGCGGTGCAGGTGATCTCCTCGACATCGCCCGAGCCCGAGGAGCTGCGGCCGAGCAGCACGTTGCTGCCGCTGGTGTTCTGGATCTTGGCGTAGGTGACGGCATCATCAGCCAGGGCTGCGGTGCCGAGGTTGGAGGCTTTGGCGGTGGTGACAGCGCCATCGGCTAGCTCGCTGGTGCCGATCTGCCCGGCTGGGATGTTCTCGGCGCGCACCTGCAGGGGCACATAGGCGCCGGCCTTGTAGATCGACAGCGCGTCGTTCGTGCTGTTCAGCCAGCCGCGGCCTTCGTAGTTGTCGGTGGTCGGCGCCGCGCTGCCGACGAAGATCGATGAATCCTCCCCGAGCTTGGCCGCCGTGATGGCGTCATCAGCCAGAGAGGTGGTGCCGAGCTTGGTGGTGCTGGACTGGTTGAGCTTGTCGAGGTCGATCGACGCCAGATCGATCAGATCGAGGCCGGCATCCACCAGGTCCTTCGCTGTGACCTTTTTGGTCTGCGAGGCCGAGATGTCCGCAATGGGCAGCACGTCGGTGGCCGCCACCGAAGCCTTGGGCAGCGCCGTGAGCTGGGTAATCCGCTGGTCAGCCAAGGCTCAGCCTCCGTGGGCGCCACTGCTAGAACCCATGTTAGTCCTCGGGTTCTGTCAGCAGGAAGTTGAGGGACTGCTCCAGCGTGATCTTGTCGTCGTCTTCCTTCAGCACGTAGCCGGAAGGCTGGCCGACCAGCAGACGGATCTCGCCGGTGGTCACAAAGTCAACGGTGCAGTTGATGATGTCGCCCGCAGTGACTTGCACGCCGGCCTTGGTGACCATCGCGGTGAAGTCGTAATACACCGAGTCAACGGTCTCATCGACGCTTTTGTCGGTGAGGTAGAGCGCGCAATCGAACTCCGAACCGATGTCGAGCCGGTTGATCAGCTGCAGCATCAGCAGCGGGGTCTCATCGACGCCGGAGGTGGTGTAGTCGAAGGCGCAGGCGATAGTGCCGCTGCCGGAGAGCAGGCCGGCTGAGTAGAGCTTGCGGAACTTGTCGCTGAGGCTGGTGCTGTCGATCGCCTCGCGGTCGGTGGCCAGCGTGTACTCGACCACATTCCCGAGCACGTTGGACGTGGAATCCTTCACCGAGACCGTGATCGGCAGAACTGGCGCGGCGAAGCTGGCGAGCGGTAGCTCGTTGGCCCGCACGTTGTTGACGGCATCCAGGAAGGTCAGGAAGAACCGCAGGCCGCCGGCCGCGTTGACGTTCACGTAGGCCGAGATGCGCGGACGCCTCACGCTGTCAGACCAGGCGGCATCGGCGAAGCAGACCAGCCCGCGCGCGTCGGTGGTCGCAAGCTCCACGCGATCACCGGTGATCAGGTTGTCGAGCGACGAATCGAAACTCAGGCGGTTGAGGGTGATGTTGACATCATCGGGGCTGATCTGGTCGGCCAGCTCACCCATGCTCACCGAGCTGCCCCGCCGGAGCCGCACGTTGCCCTTGGTGCCGAGGAAGAAGGTCATCCGATCACGCCGCCAGCCAGGAAGTCTCCATCAACAGTGAACTGGATCGGCACCACCACCAGCTCGCCGGTGCTCACGCCCACCTGCGCCGCGGTGATGTAGGCGAAGAACTCCAGATCGTCGTTCGCGGCATCGCTGACCTTGAGCTTCAGCTTCACCCGGTCCGCCTCGGTGACGGCGCCCACCTTCTGGATCTTGCCCAGCAGCGCGGTGAACTGCGTCAGCGTGGCCGACTCGCCGGCCTCGAGGCGGTAGTAGAGCAGCGTGGCCGAGCCGCTGGCGCTCTTCAGGCCTGGCGTGAACGTGCTCGCGGTGCTGTCGATCGCGGTGGTGCTGAGCAGCTCCACGCTGGCCTCAAGCGACCAGTCGCGGATCTTCGCCACGGGTTTGTAGGTCACACCGTCCCAGAACTCCAGCTTGCCGGTGCGGCCGGTGTAGAAGCCCATGAACGGTGGCCCAGTCTGAAGTCAGGCTAGCGAATAGAGAACCCACTATCCGCGAAAGCAGCGATCAGGCTCAAGGTCTGGCCATCCGAAACGATGCACGGATGTTCGATCGCTCTCACGCTCACCTCGCCTTCTTCATCCATCTGCACTTCCGTTACCCGGAATACCCGCTGGCGGGTGACGGTGGTGCCGAGCACGAACAGCCGGCCGGCATAGGGCGCCAGATCAGCAGCGATGCCACCTGAGACAGTGATGCCGGAGAGGCTGATCACGTCGCTGCCCGACTGGTAGACCAGCGCGCGGTAGCCGCTGCCGTTGACAGGGCCGCCGGCGATCGGCGTGTTGAGCGCGCCGCCCGCCTCGATCACGCCGGTGGTGACCTGATCCCACTGGTTCTGGCCGATCGCCACGTAGATGTAGGCGCCGGGCTCAAGCACGCTGTCGGTGGGGAAGGTGGAGAACTCGATCGCGCGGCGAACGTGCCGGCGTTGGTTGCAGAGCAGCTTGCCGAAGCGGATCGCCTGGCTGCGGTTGGTGACGTACTGGGAAAGGTCGAAGGTCTGGCGCACCGAGCTCGCCTCGACGGCATCGGCGCGACTCACCTCCACGCTGCGGTTGCGCGGGAACACGCCATCGATCTCGGTGTCGCGGTAGATCACCGAGGCGATCAGGTCCTGCACGTTGCTGCCGAAGTCGATGAACTCTTCCTTGTAGGAGTCCTCAAGGATGTTGCCCTGGTTGAACAGGGCCGAGATCGTCACCTGCCGTGTGATGTTGCCGGCGCTGTCGGTGGGCACGGCCGGCACGAGCGTTTCGCGGCCACCTACGCGGCCGAGCTCGAGCAGGGAGAACGGCGCCACCTCAGCCCAGAACTGCCGCCATGGGGTTTGCTCGGCAATCACGCCGTCCATGTAGAGCTCGTTCTGCCGGCAGAACTGCTTCGCGAAGGCGAGCGCCTGCAGATCGACGCCGCCGACCTTGGCGAACCGGCCGATGCCGTTCTGCCCGTCGAGGATCGTGTCGAGGAAGATGTCGGGCGCATAGCTGCTCGAGCCATCGGGTGAGGCTGGGTAGGTGCCGTCATTGCGCAGCCGGCGGAGCATCTTGCCCTTCTGCACGAACACCGAGATCGAGCGGAGATCCTGAATGCCCTGGCCGCTGTAGGCGTTGAAGCCGATCAGGCTGAGGCCGTCGTAGAGGTTGGGGTAGTTAGCGAAGCCCTCGGTGCGTTGCTCCGTCACGGCGGTGATCGCGAGCTCCGGCCCCTGATCGAAGCTGAACGTCAGCTGCGTGTCGGAGAACATCGAGAACAGGCCCCACTCATCGATCTCGGAGGGGTTCACGTTCACCGGGGGCAGCTTGCCCTTGCGGCTGCGGATGGTGCCCACGAAGGTGAACTGGCCGCCGCGGGGGCCGGGGATCACGTTCACATCGCCGCTGTTCTCGATGTAGGCGAAATCCGCGAGGCCGTGGTAGCCCATCTCCGCGCCGGTGTCGGCGATCGGCTC